GTAAAGGTATTAAATGCCTTGTAATTGATCCATATAATAAAGTTAGAGATACAAACGCAATGTCAGATGATGTAAACCGTTATACAATGGATTATTTATCTAAGATCGAACAATTTTGTAAGAAGTATGATGTATTAACATTTATCGTAGCACATCCAACTAAGATGTATAAAGGACAAGATGGTAAAATGGAAGAACCCACGATGTATAACATTAAAGGTGGTGGTGAATGGTATGATGCTAGTTATCACGGTTTATTAGTACATAGAAATTATGAACAAAAAAATACTAAAGTAAAAGTATTAAAAGTTAAATTTCAAAACTTAGGTGAAAACGGAGCCGAAGCATTTTTTACTTGGGAGCCAAAATCAGGTTGTTATATACCTGAAATTATTGAAGAACAACAAAAAGAAGATTTACCATGGGAAGCTTAAAACAAAACTTTTATAATGCTAATCATGCATTTAATTTTCTTTGGGATTACATTAAAGACAATGGTGTAGATTTTGATAATACAAAAGCTATATTTAATTGTGGCTTTACAATGCATCACCCAGAGGAGAATACAATAGATGTAGATTTTAGAGGTTGGAATGAAGAATATGCAAAAGCAGAATGGCAGTGGTATTTATCAGGTGATCAGAACATAGATAAACTAGGTGAGATATACGGTAAAATACCTCCAATATGGCAACGTATGGCTGATAGGGATGGAAATGTTAATAGTAATTATGGTTGGCAGTGGAAACGAAATAATCAAATAGATTATGTAGTTGGTAAACTAAGAACTAATCCTAATACTAGACATGCAGCTATAAGCATATATGATTGTAAAGAATACCCTAAATATAATACTGATACTCCCTGTACTTACGCAGTGCAATTTACTATATTAGATGATAAACTAAATATGTCTGTTTACATGAGATCTAATGATCTCTGGTACGGTTTTTGTAATGATCAATACTGTTTTAGTATGTTACATAAAATAATTGCAGAGAGATTGTCTATGGAGACGGGATGGTATTATCACCATGCGCATAACATGCATATTTATAATGATAAATTAGATAAGCGATGACAAAGTATTATTTATATCATATACCTGGTAAAAAAATAGGTGTCACCTGTGATCTTAATAACCGGGTCACAATGCAACAAGGTTACACACCAGAAGAATATGAAGTATTAGAAGTCTCTAGTGATGTAGATTATATATCAGATAGAGAAGTAGAATTACAAAAGGAATATGGTTATAAAGTTGACCATAGATTATATAAATATTTAAAACCAAAAACCAATATGAAAATAAACGTAACAGAACAAACCACAACATTTCCAGTGCCTGTTGATAAATTAAAAGGCAGGTTGTTTGATGTTATAGGTATGGAGTGGGAAACAGATCACGGTCGATTTATAATAGACAGTGAGACAATACAGTGGATAATGAAAAACGTAAAAACATCTATGTATAACCACGACAGATCTTACATATATAACAAAGCTTTTTCAGTGTTTATTAATAAACCTATAAACAAAAGAAGTTTAATTAAATGCTCTAAGAAGCCTTTGAAAATGTTTGAAAACATTAGGCAATGGGCGGATGAAAGAGGTATATATCAAAAAGGTGATGTTAAAACTCAATACATAAAATTACAAGAAGAAGCAGGTGAATTAGCAAAAGCTTTATTAAATAAAGATGATGCTGAAATACAAGATGCTATAGGTGATATGGTTGTTGTACTAACTAACCTAGCTCATTTAAATGGCGTACATATTGAAACGTGTATAGCACAAGCATATAACGTTATAAGTAAACGCAAGGGCAAAATGATAAACGGTACATTTGTTAAAACAGATGGTTTATCAGAGGCAGAAATAACATTATTAATGGACGAACCAAATGGAAATTAAAACAAAAGACGCAATAGTTAGAAAAGTCCTAAAGAAAATGGACAAACGTAGCTTAATAGGTCAGCGTAAATACGGTGATACTATGGAGTCAGAAATAGAAAGAAGACAAAAAACTCTTTATCATTTTATGGAAGATGTACAAGAGGAGTTAATGGATGCTTTATTGTATTTAGAATCTGCAAAATATTGTTTGCGAGATGAAATACAATATATGGCAAAAATGATGGATAAAGGTGAGAAGAAGAATTAAGAGAAAACGAGGTCCCGTTGTAAGTAAGAAAATTACTGTTGACGGGATTAAGTTTGCTAGCGGTCTTGAAGCTTATATGTATAAAGCATTAAAGAGAGCTAAAATAAAAGCAGACTATGAAAAAAGAACGTTTGAAATTTTTGAGGGATTTGATTTTACAAATGAATCCTATGAAAGACAAGCAAACGGTAAGGGTAGTATGGTTAATAGAGGAAATAAAAAAGTTTTAGCTATTAAGTATACACCAGATTTTGAGGGTAAGGATTTTATAATTGAATGTAAAGGTAGACCAAATGAGACGTTTCCTTTACGTTGGAAAATGTTTAAGAAATATGTTTCTAGATATTTAAGAAATTATAAATTATACAAACCCCAAAGACAAAGTGAATGTGATGACGTTGTAAATTTAATTAAATATGGCTAAAAGAAAAACATTTGGAATGAATATGTGGTTTGAAAAGCCAAAGAAAAAACGCCCAGGAATTCACTCAAAGAACAAACATACCAACAATAAAGATGGTAAGTATTATTGTGGAACTAAATACAGAGGACAAGGAAGATGAAATTAATTAGATGGGAAATAAGTTTTGGATTATTTACAGGCTTGTTATTTGGATATAGACAGTATGTAGAAGAAGCAGAATTAAAAGTTGATCATGTAATCTATTTAGGGTTATTTGATTGTTGTTTAACATTATTTTACGATTACGATGGGACTATTTGATGAAAGAATACCGTATAAACCTTTTGAATATCCAGAATATTACACAGAAGGTTGGTTGCCGCAAGCTCAAGCATTTTGGTTACATACTGAAATACCAATGAGTGGTGATGTTAAAGACTGGAATGAAAAATTAAAACCAGCTGAGAAGAATTTAGTTGGTAATATATTATTAGGATTTGCACAGACTGAATGTGCTGTATCAGATTATTGGACACAAAAAGTAGTTGGTTGGTTTCCTAAACATGAAATACAACAAATGGCTATGATGTTTGGATCACAAGAAACAATACACGCTGTTGCATATTCCTATTTAAATGAAACGTTAGGGTTGGAAAACTTTGAAGCGTTTTTACACGAACCTGCCACCGCGGAGAGGTTCGATAACTTAGTAAGTTATGATGGCACAGATCCTGTAGAGATTGGAAAGTCATTAGCTGTATTTTCAGCTTTTGCAGAGGGAGTAAGTTTATATTCAGCTTTTGCAGTGCTATATAGCTTTCAACTAAGAAACTTATTAAAAGGCGTAGGACAACAAATGAAGTGGTCTGTGAGGGATGAATCTCTACACAGTAAAATGGGTTGTCGATTATTTAGACATATGTGTGAAGAAAAACCTTTATTACTTAAGGCGTGTAAGCCACATATAGAAGAAGCAGCAATGACAATGGTAGAATTAGAAGAAAAATATATAGACAAGATGTTTGAAATGGGTGATCTAGAAAATCTAACTAAATATGACTTAAAACAATTTATTAGAAAGAGAACAAATGAAAAACTTAAAGAACTCGGATATAAAGAGATCTTCGAATATGATGACAAAGGTGCTAAGAATCTTGACTGGTTCTATCATCTTACTGGTGGTCACACTCACACTGACTTCTTTGCGATCAGGCCTACCGACTACAGCAAAGCAAATGAGGGAGAAGATTTCGAGAATATCTGGTAACAATTAAAATTTATTATTATGAAATATATATTAATTACTACGTTATTTACTGCATTATTATACAGTAAAGAGGTAGACTTACGTAAAACAAATGATTGGTGTATTGATACTAATGATGTTTTAGCCTGGACTTTAGTTGACAAAAATGGCAACTTATATAGTTATACGGCTGAAGAATTATACAGTATACCTGACTCAACATATAAACAAATGCAAAAATACATGCGTGTAAAACAAGTTGTTTTTAGAGATGTGGAGTAATAGATGGAAAAAAGGCGTTGATTACCCAGAGTGGGCAGACGCTGAAGTATATAAAAAAACTATAACTGGAGGATACCTTTATAATGGTGAAACACCTAAAGAAGCGTACGAAAGAGTAGCTAAGGCTGCAGCAAAAAGACTAAACAAACCTGAATTAGAAGAAAAATTCTTTGAATATATTTGGAAAGGATGGTTATGTTTAGCTTCTCCGGTATTATCTAATATGGGAACTGATAGAGGTTTTCCTATTAGTTGTTTTGGTATTGATGTTGCAGATTCAATCTATGACATCGGTAACAAAAATTTAGAAATGATGTTGTTAGCTAAACATGGTGGTGGAGTTGGTATTGGTGTAAATCAAATAAGACCAGCTGGATCTACAATTACAAACAATGGAACATCAGATGGTGTTGTACCGTTTTGTAAAATATATGATTCAACTATATTAGCTACAAATCAAGGAAGTGTAAGACGAGGAGCCGCATCAGTTAATTTGAATATAGATCATCCTGATTGGGAAGACTGGTTAGAAATTAGAGAACCTAAAGGTGATGTAAATAGACAATCACTAAACATGCATCAATGTGCTGTTATTAGTGATAAGTTTATGAGAAAATTAGCTGCTGGAGATAAAGTTGCAAGACGTAAATGGAGTAAGTTATTACAAAAACGTAAAGCAACTGGAGAACCTTATGTAATGTTCAAGGGTAATGTTAATAAACAAAACCCTAGTATGTATAAAGATAATGCATTAAAAGTTTTTATGACTAATATATGCTCAGAGATTGTATTACACACTGATGAATCACATAGTTTTGTGTGTTGTTTATCTAGTTTAAATCTAGCTAAATATCATGAGTGGAAAGATAGTAATTTAATCTATGATAGTATATGGTTTTTAGATGGTGTATTAGAAGAATTCATACAAAGAGCTAAAAATGTAAGAGGATTTGAAAACGCTATAAGGTCTGCTGAAAAAGGTAGAGCTTTAGGTTTAGGAGTTCTTGGTTGGCACACATATTTACAACAGAAAGGTTTTCCTTTCGAAGGATTATTAGCACAATATGAAACTAGAAGAATATTTAGTCAGATTAAAATTGAAAGCGAAAGAGCCTCAATGGCGCTTGCTGAGGAATTTGGTGAGCCTCTTTGGTGTGTTGGTACTGGTATGCGGAACACTCATCTTCGTGCCATTGCTCCTACTGTTAGTAATAGCAAGCTCAGCGGCAATATTAGCCCTGGCATTGAGCCTTGGGCCGCTAACGTTTTTACTGATCAGTCTGCTAAGGGGACTTTCATACGTAGGAACCCTACGCTCGAAGCTGTATTAAAAGAACATAACTTAAATACAGATAAAATATGGAATCAAATATTAACTGATGGGGGATCTGTTCAAGGAATAAAAGAACTTGATAAGATTAAGGTAGGTCCAGAAGGAGATATACCTATAAAAGAAGTTTATAAAACGTTTAAGGAGATTAATCAACTAGATTTAGTTAATCAAGCAGGTATAAGACAACAGTATATAGATCAAGCTGTTAGCTTAAATCTAGCGTTTCCTGCTCAAGCTGATCCTAAGTTTATTAACAAAGTACACTTAGAAGCTTGGAAGAAGGGTATTAAAACTTTATATTATATGAGAACAGAATCAGTTCTCAGAGGAGATATAGCTGAGCAAGCTATGCAAGAGAGTTGTTTAAGTTGTGATGGTTAGTAAAGGGGCTTCGGCCCCTTTTTTTTTATTTCTTAGGTTTAGTGTGACCACATCCTTGTTTTTTAAGAGATAAATGCTCTTTTATCGTCATTGCTTTTTTAGCCTTACCATTTTTACAGTACATCATGTGTGGTTTAAATTTTTTCTTCATTTATTTTTCCAAATTATATAATTACTATCGTTATCATATTACTTCTTAATTTTTTCAAACGAACTAATACCAAAGCAGCCTAATGTAACCCATACAAATGAATTATAAACAACCTCATTTATAATTAAGTCTTTATCAGCTATCAAACTAGTTAGCAAATCAGCTACAGCAAAACATACCATAACTATAAATGATATAAAACCAACTAGGTTTTTTTCGTTTATCTCGTTTTTATCTTTAAATAATGCCCACATATTATTTTTCTTTTTTAGTTCCTTTCCCGTAGTTTCCTCTATTTTTTTTAACAGATACGAATTTTTTCTTTTTATGATCGTAATCTTTACCTCTTATATTTTTTCCAGATTTTTTAGCAGCTCTACGTAATCTTTGATTTTCAGCTTTTTTCTTTTTTCTCGCAAAGGTTTTTGCAAACGCTAAATCTCTTTTCTTTTTAGCAGCAGCTGCTTTCTTTGATAATTTTTGCTTTGGCATCAGTTAACTTTTTTACCGTTTACTCTTGCTGGATTTACAGCTACTGGTGCATTACCACCACCCGTAGTATTGCTACCATTGTTGTTAACAACTGGCGGTGTCCAAGATTTTATATTAGGTTGATATGTTGGTTTTATTAAGTTGATATTAGTACCAGCGGCATTGCCAAAATATCTATAATGATTATCATACATGTGATATGGTCTCCATGGATCATAATAAGGATTATTATAACCTCTTATAAAATCATAACCAATCACGTTATATATCTGTGTTGGTTTAATATCTTTCATTGATACTTTAACAGTGTCTCCGTTTTCAGTTAAAGCTAAAACGTGTGTAACTTTAATTTGATTGCTTTTGTACATATAAGGCGTACAACTAGATAGAGCACCTACTAATAGTATTGCTGTAACTATTGCAATTGATATTACTTTACCCCAATCTTTTTGTTCTTGTGTCATGTTAATCGTCTTTTATTATCCATCTTAAAATTAATAATGTTATTATAGCACCTAATATTCCAAGCACTTGTTCCATATGTTATTTATTTTGATCGTTAAAAATTTTTAAAATAATATAAAAGTATATTAATATTATAAATATAAAAACTCCAGTAAAATAAGGATATTCAAAAAACATTAAATTACCTCATAAGAGGTTTTACCACTTTTTCTTAATGCTTTTAAACATCTGTTTCTGTTTGATCCAGGGTCTACATAACTAACATGCACCCAATTAGGATTAGTATCATCACCAAACTCCCAAATCATCTGATCAAAATCTAAATTATCTTTAATAAATTTATACATATCAGCGTTAGACATATGCCCATATGTATCATCAATATCCATAGCTTGCCCATGGCAATGTTGCGATTTAGCTGATCCGCCAATTGTAGCATTTAGTTCTGGCCCACGATAAAATGAATTTATCTTTATAGGACCTCCCACGTGTATTCTAAGAGGTTCAAATATTTTTTCTGATAACAACTTCATATTTTGTAAATGATCGTCTGTAGGTTCATTATTTAAACCAAGTCGTAACGCTGTTGTGCTATACACACCCTCTTTGTAGCTTACGTGCTTACTTATCTTATTCATTATTTTTTAATTATCTTCTTTATTTCTTTAGCTTTAGATTTAACCTCTTCAGCTTTAGCCATAATAATATCATCAACAGTTGTCTTACTCCAAATGTAAGTCCACATATCAATAAAATAATCTTTAGTTAATTTCCACATAATTTTTATTTTAATTGTTCAACATTTCCATCTTCTTCTTGCTGCTCTACCTCTTTCACCTGTCCATCCTTTTGATCTAGCACAAAATGATTTTCTTCTTTTAGCTGCTTTACTACCTTTTTTTACTTTACCAGTAACCGCGGTTTTTAATTTACTACCAGGGTTTTTACGTCTATACGCAGCAACTCCTTTTTTAGTCATACCAGCACCTTCTTTAGTTGATCTAAAGTTTCTGTTTTTACCCTTTGTAGTTTTCCTAACGTTTGGTTTTCTTTTTCTTTTTGCTGGCATTTTTCTTTCTTTTTACTTTTCTTTTTTTACCTTTTTTCTTTTCGTTTTTTGATGCCCAAACTGCTTTACGTTGAGCTGCACTTGCGTATCCCATTATTCTCCTAATTTAAATTGTTTATTATAAGGTACTAAGTTGTTTAATGCTTGCCTTCTAGCTTCACATCCACATGGTATATTTAAACCCTTAGACACCCTATCTACAGCGCTTTTTATACCTGTCTTTGTAGTAAATTTATGTATAGTGTCACCTAGTCCTCTGCTTTTCATTATTTTTTCTTTTTAGGCATTTTTTTAATCATACGTTCTATCTTTGCAGCCTGTTGAGCATGCATCCTAGAAGCGCCTTTAAGTTGCTTAACAACTTCTTTCATTTGCTTTAAATTCATAATATTTATTTTTTCTTCTTAATTGGAACACAATTAGGTACTTTTCTACCACCTTTTTTCTTCATACCAATAGCTTCGTAACCTTTCCAACAAGCTTTTTTTAAACCTTTTCCTTTTTTCTTTGCCATAATTTTAAAATTTATCTCCTACAAGCTCATCAATAACAGCTTGTATTTCTTTAACATCAACATCCAGTTTTAACATTAAACCTGGTAAAAATCTTTTTACTTCTTTACCGTTGTGGTATATAACAACAGTTGGCACAGCCATAACACTATGTTTCGCCATAAGGCTTGGGTCCTGTGACATATCAACCCTGTACTTTTTACAATCATATATTTTTTTTAAGTTAACTTCATTTACGGAATTAAAGCTAGCCCAAAATTCTACTAATACAATACCTTGTTTTGTTTTTTTATCGTAATCATCTTCATGTAAAAAGTCTTGTGATTTAGCGTTTACTACTAACATAAATATTATACCTAAAATAGCAGTGCACGCTTTAAATACAATTCCTTTTTTAATTTTCATCTGTCTCTCTTTTTTGCTAATTCAATTTTAATTTCTTGTATATCTTCTTCCATCTCTTCAACCTTATTAACAAGCTGATCTAATGTCATTCTACTCATTTGATCTTTCATATTAAACTCAACTCTTGTTGGTGGATAAGTGTTTAAGGCTTGTGGATCGCCTTGATCAATAATATATGTACCTGTACCAACCTTAGGAAGTTCTTTAGCTAATTGTATTTCTTCCATTATTTGATAATAAAACATAGTTCCAGCTACAATAGCAGCAATAACCATACCAATTGCTCGTAAATTAATTTTAAAATCTGGTTTTCCGTCTCCATCAACATCTAAACCAATTTGAGTATCTTCACCTAAAGTTGTTAAATCTTTTGCCATTATCTAAAGTTTACGTTAAATCCGACTTTTGCGTTGTAAATTTTCTTATCCCATAATTTAGAATATTCACCTTCAGCAAATAAACCAAACCATTTTTTTATTTTTAATCCTATTACTAAACCAGCTTGATAATCTGTCCAGTTTTTACCACCATCTCTTTGGTAGTATTGTTCGTAACCAAAATCTTTATCACCCGATATTTGCGCGTGAAAAGGCATTACACTTATATAGTTGTGAAACCAGAACTTATCAGTGTAGTGATAAAAATCATAACCTATAACAGCTGATAAATAACCCATTCTACCTATCTCAGAAAATATTTCTCTATTATAATCGTTTACTAAATTCTTATAAACGTGCCTTCTAAACTCACCGTCTGTTTCAGCAACTCTATTACCATCTTTGTCTTCCCAGTACCAATCAAAATCTCTTTCTTCATCACCATAAATCCAATACCCATGATCAGAATATTCATAATCACGTGCTAAATCCCACCAGTTAACACTATCTGGAGCTAAATATTCTTCTATTGGATTTAAACCAAAAACCTTATCGGATGTTCTATAAATTGCACCCATGGATAAATTTAATTTTTCTCCTAATTTAGCTCTAACTCTTACATCAGCAGCTGAATAATTAAAATTAATTGCACCCTCTTCTCTTACCTCACCTTTAATAATATACCAAGGACCTAAGTATCTTAAGAAATATCTTTGATTATTAAATTCACGACCCATACGTCTTGCCCAGTCATAATTAAATAACCACTCCCAATTATCTACATTACCAACACCAGCTGATAATGTAACTTGTTTTTCACCTCCATCATAAAAAGCGTTTTGTCTATTTTCATAGTCAAATCTAGCAAGTTTTCTCCAACCAATAGAATAACGATAGTCAAACTTAGGTTCTCTCGTGATGTCCCTTACTTCACCTTCTTGTGTTACGTAAAATTCTTTTTTATCCTCTACTAAAGGCATGGAAATATTTCCCGATGTATACACCGTTGAATATTTAAATATTTTTTTAAAAAATTGTGCATTAGCATTTAAACTAATGACTAAAAACAGTAGCGTTAGTAATTGTTTCATTGTGTTCCTTTTATAAAATCCCAAATATGTTTTGCTATTAAGCTAAAAAAACCTAATCCAAACGCGTTTCTCCATTTGGTAGTGTCTTTTCTAAAATTTGAATTGTCTTTTACCTCTGTCCATATACCTTCTTTTGGATCAAAGAGATTATTTTTGATAAAACGAAGATCATCTTTGACTTCGTCATGGGCAGACCTGTTATCTTGTTTGATTTTTTCAACCTCAGTAAATATTTGTTCTATTTGATATTCTACTATCCTTAATATTTCTTTAGTTGTTTGATTTTTATTTGCTGCCATAATTTATAATCACTTATTTTCACTATTTTTTACTACTAACTTTAATTCTTTCCAAATCCTTTATTTGCACCAAAGCCATTTTTTCTGTTTTGTTTTTTATCTTCTTTTTTGGTTTTCTCAAGATCTTTTTGATCTTTAATACCAACATCCCATTTGTTCCAACCTAACGCAACAGAAATTCTTTGCCACGCCGCGTTGTTTTTATCTAACGCTGCTTGAGCATTGTTTACTATATTATATACTCTATCTGTAGGTATATTTGTACCAGCTGATATAACATTACCAACAGCACCATAAGCTGGACTGTCAAGAGATAAACCTTTTTCTTTTATTTCATCTCTATTAAATTTATATGTTTGTGTAGCTGAATATACTTTTCTAATTTTACTACCAATTGGTGGTGATAAATTAATTGCTTCAATTATAGTATAAGCATGATCTGCTCTATAACCTTCTTTTTCTTCTTGTATAAATTTAAGGGCTACATTTTTAATTGTTGATACAGCAGCACCATAAACACCAATACCACGTAATATAGTGTCAGACATGTTATTTAACATTCTTGACATTTTCTTATCATATTTTTCTTTAACTTTCTCATCTTCTTCATCTTCAAACATTAACCCAAACATAGCATTTTGTAATGCTGAGAATAGAATGTTTTGTACAGCACCATAATATAATATCTTAGATATGTTAGTTTTTGTATCACCTCTACCATTTTTTAAATCTAACGCTGCTTTTTTCATTAACCTCGTGTACTGCATAGGTGTGTTTTGAAAAGCTAATATTAATCTACCTAGTGGACCAGCTTGTTGTTGTGATATAAGGTCTGGTCTACTTGACTGTTGTGATACCTCAGATATTTCTTGAAAATCTTTAAAAGCTTTTGACTCAGCTTCTTTATCTGATAACCCTTGTTTTTTATATGTGTTTATTCTATTTCTATAAAACGTAGCACCACCTGAAGATATTGCAAAACTATCAGCAATCTGTGTGGGTAAAAACCCTTTTTTAAGTAAATATGCTATCATTGCATTTACTTTGTTTTTAGATCCAGCTACAGATTCAGCCATTTCAGACGCGTTAACATCTGTTTGTAATCCCGCCCTTCTTTGTTTTAACATGTCTGAGTTAAATAAAGTGGCAAAGTCTTTTGCATACTGTGGAAAGTTTGCTATTGCAGCACCTGCTTTTAATGGGTTATTGTCACTCCAATTAACAAAGTTAACAGCTGATATAGTTTGTAGTACAGCTGATCTAAAATTAAAGAACATTATTGCACCAACAGAATTATTAACCCACTCCGTCCATTGATTAACTAATTTACTTTGACCAGTTCTTCTATTAGTTCCATTTTCCATTCTCCATAATATATCTTCTAACGATGATCTAAAATCAGTTCCGTATATAGCTTGTATTTTATTTAAGTTTTCTTTAGAAAATATTAACTCTTTATTGTCAATAAATTCTTTCATGTATTTAGCTCTATTTTCTTTATTACTTACATTAATAATATCAGAGCCAATAGTTTCACCGGTCCAACTGTCACTAGGTGCTATATAACCATCTGGTAATTTAGTTATGCTACCTAATTTATCAGCAAAAACTTTCATATCAGCGTTGTCTTTAACTATTTTAGTTAAATTTTTTAAGTCTTTTTTAGATATACCAGGTATTTCAATACCATTTTTATCCCACAAATAAACTCTTATAGCTTGCTCATTGGTAAAATTATTATACCCAGAGTCTTTCTTAAATAATTTTTTTACCTGTGGATATTGTTTTTGTAAAGTATCAAACTCATTAGCTAACAACTGTTTAGCTGCGTTTATATTTTTATATGCTCTTGCAAATGGATCAATTAATTTATCTTTAAAAAATTTCATCTGCGCTTCACCTTGTTTACCTTTACCTACAAAGTGATATAATAAACCTGTAAAATCTTCTGCTGATGGTGGTATAAACCACCTTTTGTACCATGGTAAAGATTTAGCACCTCTTGTTTTAGCTGCTGCATCTGAAAATCTAGCTTCAGCTTTCATACCAGCTGTTTGTTCTAATATTTTATTAAATTCATTGCTAGCAGATTTACTAAATTGTATTTTAGCTTGTTGTACATCTCTTTTTACATCAACTATATCTAAAACTTTTTGTACAGCTTTTACATTTTTATATGCGTCATCACCAAAGAAAAAGTTATTATAACCGTCAGCTACTTTTTGTACAACAAAATTTGCTTTAGATTCTGGTCTACCATCTTCTAAACCTGTTATATTTTCTATAGGTATTTCTAACCCAACACCTTTTAAATATGCGTGTATCGCAACATCAGCAGACTGAGGTCTTGCTGTTAATACAAATATATCCTTACTTCCAAACTTGTCGTTAATTTTTTGAGCCAATTCAAAAAACGGGCCTTTAGTTGCACCTTTTACATTTTCAAATTGAGAAAAATCAAACGTAGCACCTTCTGCCTCTAAATCTGAAGCTGTGTTTGCAAACTCCGCTGCTGTTATTTCTTTTGAGGTACCATCAAGCATGTTAACTATAACATTTTCTGTTGTGTTAGCTAATGTTTGATCAAAATCAAAAACACTTATACCCTTTTCACTAGCATTTGGATCTCTTGAAACTTCCATTGCTTTATCATAAACATCAAGCATTTTAACTTGCTCCTCAGTAGTCATGTTTTCTTTTAAGAAATTAAAGTCTTTAACATTAAGTTTTCTTGCTCTACTAAACTGATTAACTAATTTAGATTCAGCTTGTATTTCTTTAATTAATTTACTAGGTTTTTCCCCATCTTTTACAATTTTTCTAACAACCTCTTTTGTTGTTTGTAATAATTCAGGTGTCATTTTTACTCCTTTAGGTAATTGCACACCAATTTCTTCCGCTATTGTTTTACCAGTTTGTATGTTACGTATAGTATTTAAGTCTATACCAGCTTCTGACATTCTAAAAGCTCCAGCTAGATCTGATTCTACACTAGTGCCTTCAGGTAAAGTTGCGTCAAGTTTTGCTGCTCTAAAAAGCGCGTCATCTTTTTTAGATAATTGTGTTTGATAAAAGTTTTTTCTTATTTTAGGAAGTCTATTTTCAACATCATTGCTCTGTATGGCTTTAATTATATCTGCCCCAATTACAGACGCAGGTGGAGCGTGTTCTTCTACGTATTTAGGTCCTTTTTTACTTTTAGATGAGTATTCAAATTTATCAGACACATATTTAAATGGAGCTGCTATTTTTATTATACCATTAGTTGATTGATAAGCGCCTAATATTATTGCTGACACTATTTCCATAGGTAAACCATTTTTATTATGAGCATCATTTAACGCTTTAACCCACAATTCAAAGTTGTTCATGTTATCAACCTCCTGTTGTTTGTTTTTTATTTTATCCTTTTTTGTTAATTTTTGACCTGGTTTTATTTTTATTCTTTTTACTTTTGTAAAATTAAATTTTGCATCATTTTTTTCTGCTTCTTTTATTATTTCTAGGTAATTTGGATCATGTTTTGCACTATAAAACATACCGCCTCTAGCTGGTGTTAGTTTATCTAAATATGCTTTTGGCTGTACGTAAGTACCTGGTTTACTTCCTTTATCACCTTTTACCCAAGTACCATCATTTAATTTATAATAATATTGATTTTTATTAGGCTCTTTTAATTTATTTTCTTTTAAAAAGTTTTCAAGAGAAGCAATATCAGCGGCTCTAGATTTAATTCCTTTGTTTTTTAAAGCAACTCTTTTAGCACCAAAATTTGCTAAATTACCATACTTAATTACAGTACTAGGTAGTTTTGCTTTTTTAATTTTGTCTTTAACTTGTTCTATAGTTAGATTGTTCAAGTCTTTTATACCTAATTTTTTTACAACCGTTTTTATATCACGTATATTAGAAATTTCATTATACCCCACACTTAACTGTATGTCTCTTGTTCCAGCTTTACTTGGTACTAATTCTTTTGCTGTTGCTTTTGGTAATGCTTTTCTTACAAGTGTAGTTGCTGTTAACTGGCTAAACAACTTAGCCATACCCTTTAATGACTGTCCAATAGAGGATCTTTCTGCGCCCTTAGGGAGCACATTAAGCTCACCACTAGGTGTTATACCTATTTTAGATCTTACTGCGTCTAATGTCTCCTTTGTGATTGTACCTCTAAACTCAGGTTTTAGTCTTTTTACTGGTGTTTGACTTGTTGCTCCTTTGCTTCTACCTTTTGGTGTAGTCATTTCACCTTTTGGATCTACATAATTTTCATAAAATAAATCTTGTATAGTTTTTGTTATACCAAGTGATACACCCCTAACATCTTTTGGCACATCTAGTTTTTCCAAACCAATTTGTGTTATGTTAGTCGCAACATTAAATTCAGGTAATATTTTAATAAACCTATTTAAATTATCTGACTTACCAAAAAATTGTTGTATTGTTCTCGCTTCTGGTAACGTTAAGTTATTTGCTGGTTTTGTTATTTTACTAGATGGTATATTAAATATTTGTTCACCAACTTCACCTGTGTATTTCTTGTCAATGTCTTTTACATTTAAATCTTTATCTGGCTTTGATTTTAATGATATACCCTTAGGAACACCATCAAATTTAGTAGGGTCTGATTTAACTTGTGTTGGTTTAGTTTCTTTAGTTGTCTCAATTATATCATCTGCTTTTTCTTGAGCAACAACTTTAGCTGCTACTTCCATATCACCACCTTCGATTTTTCTTCTTTCATTTTCAATAGCTAAATCTTTTCTAGCATCAAGCTTACCAAACCTTGTGTTAGCAAATATAGCCTCACCAAAACCTTCAATACCAACAACAGATCCGTCAGCTCTCGTTGCCTCAGGGTTAAAGTTTAATATTCTATCAATTGTATTTTCAATTGTTTTGTCTCCCTCTTGTTGCGATGTTTGTCTTTTTCTTATATAGTTGTTTATTACACCGCCTGGGCTATATATAGACTCAAACAGCTTAGCACTATTTCTTCGGTTATCAAGAAATCCCTCATAATCTGTTTTTGTTTTTATTGTATTGGGTACTAAAGTATTTATTTCCTCTAATGGTGTAGCTCTAGACAACTGACCTTTACCAGCAAGTTTATCTTTCATGCCTTTAGTTTTTTCCAAGATAGTTAAAACATCTTGATCAAACTTACCAGTATCTAAACCTTGATGATATGCTTTTAAAAAGTTATAAACACCTCTACCAGAGTCAAACGATATATTTTTAAATCCAACACCTTTAAATAAACCAGTTATAACATCACCAATTTTGCTATACACAGTATCGTTAAATTTAACTTTGTTTTTTGTTATGCTATCAGAAAATACATTTATATATTCTGTATTATATTTACCACTATTTATACCATAACCCCTTGATGCCATCTCAACTTCCATCGTATCAAGATCATCTTGTGTTAATTGCTTTTTAAAATCTTCAACAATTTTACCTTGAGCAGCATCATCACCTATAAGTTTATTAAACACAGGATGTAATAACTCATGACCTGCAACATTAATCTCACCAACCTCTAACGCGGTTTCTTTATCTAAGTATAATGTTTTATCTTTTGGGTTATACATACCAGCAACATCATCTGTTAATGATTTAAGCTCTTGACCTTTATAGCCTTGCTCTTTTAATAATTTTGTTTTTTCAACCTTACCTATTTCCTGTACTTTTTGACCCGCTTCTTTAGCGCCTTCTTCTACTGCTTGTTTTTGTGTTTCATATTGAGTTATATCAACTGAGCTTTTTATATCAGATATTCTTTCGTTAATTTTACTATATCTATTTACAACACCTCTAACTCTACCACCATATGATTGCTGTGTAATCTTACCAGCTTCAAAATCAGATTTTAAACCTTTTAATGTATTTCTTATTTTATCTTTTTCTATTATTAAATCTTGTAATTCTGTTTTTTGTTCATTGTCTAATAAATTGCCAATTTTTTGATTATCTAATAAGTATGTTCTAAGATTATTTTCTATGTTTTTTGATTCAATTTCCAGCGCATCAATTTCTGATTTAGTTGTGCCAGGTAAAAGTTTTCGTTCATTTATTTTAGATAAATCCCTCAAGCTTTGTGCTACAAATTTCTGCCCGTCTGTGTCGCTTCTTAAAGCTCTGTTAATTAATCTTCCACCAGCCCCAAATCCAGTTCCACCAACAAAACCCTGCACCCAAGATTCTAAACCCTCTTCGCTATTTATTGATAAAAAACCATCTGCAGCGGCTTTAGCTGCACTGTTACCCTGAGCTACGCTTTTATTTGTGTTTTCCATAGCGTATTGTATTAACTCAGTATTAGCTTCTCTAACCCCTGTGTTTAAAAGCATTAAAGCTCCTCTTCCTTTTGTTGCGTTTTGTGTAATATACTTTGTTATACCTTTTATACCAGCTCTTTCAAATAAACCAGCCACAATACCCATTGCTGCTGGTTTGAAAAAATCTGTCTCATCATTTTCTATTAATTTTTTCATGGCATCTGGATCATCGCCATATAAAGTTTTAGCTTTTTCAACATTAAAATCTGTAACAAAAGGTGAGGCAATTTGTGGTATTAAAGACATACCCCTTGTTAAAAACATAGGGACTAATGTTGTTGTAAGACTGCCGAAAACATTGGCAACACCACCCACAATATCAGAAACATCACCTTGCTTTACACCTCTAACTATACCTTCACCAGTTGACTTTCTTTTTAAATTTAATTCGGCAATTTCTTTGTATTTTTCATCCATCCAATCATCGTAATCACCAAGCAATGCATCTACTGAACCCTCACCAGCGGTTTTTTTTAAGAAATCAACAGTACTAACCTGAAATGATTTGAATTGTGATTTAATATCTGTACTTATATTACCAATTGCGTTTAATATATTTTCCCCTGACTCACGAAACTCTCTCTCCCATGCTGATTCTTCTGGTTCGGTTGGTTTAATACCTACTTCAATAAACTGGTTATACAGCTGTTGAATTCTATCATTATTGTTTAGATTTTCCATCTATTTAATTTTCAAGACTATTTTTTAACTCTTCAATTTTTTTCCTTGTTTCTTCAGAAATGTTTTTAGATTGTAGTAAGTTATCAAACTGATTATAAAACATTTTCATTACATCACTATACATAGCGTTTTTATCAAACCCTCGGTCTTCCGCGATTTTGTCTCTCTGTTCTTTGGTAATACCTTTTTCTGGATCAATTATAACATCACTTGCTTCAGCAAATCTTTTTACAAGGTTCATCGTTCGCGGGGTAAAGAAATCATTAGCTTTTATCTTTTCAAAATTAGCTATAATCTTTTTTGCACTAGCTAGAGCGTTTTTATTGTCTTGTACTCTCACTACACTTTTTGCTGTTTTAGCATTTTCTTTATCTTGAAGATCATCAACCATGTTTTGTAATTCAGTTTCCTTGTTTAGATTTTCTAAAGTAGGATAACCACTTGCTCCTAAGTTCCCTTCACTATTCATGGTGTCCTGATGTAATTTAAGCATTGCTTTTGCATCTTCTAACGTTAAATTTTCTGGATCTGGTAGTGGTGTTTCTGGTGTTTCTGTTTCTACAACTTCATTATCAATGCTTAAGTTCAATTTTGCGTACCTTGGCGCTGTATAAACATTTCCAGAGTCTACATCTCCGATATAATTAAATAATGTTTCTTTAGCGGTACCTTTCTTTGTAAGATCTATATTAACTATAGCACCAGACTCATAATCACCTCCCATAACACTTGAGAACAGCAAGTTAAATGTTCCATCTTCTTGTTGTTCAATTTGATTTATTCGTTGATCTCCAAACTTTATACCTTTTAATCTATTTAATTGACCATTATCAATAATGTCTTGTACCTGAGCAAATGTGCTTCCTAAATCAGCAGGTGGTTTAAATCTACTTCCTGTTGGTGGTTTTGGTTTATAATGTGTTTTGTTTATGTAGTCAGCACTTATATCACCTAACCAGTTAGAAAAAGCATCTCTAAGTTTTACCCCAGTACCGTTATCTCCAGACCAACCTTTATCATTCCACCACTCATGTTCTGACATATTACCATTAGCATCTGTTTTAGTCCATCTCATATCTGCTCCTTCGCCGCTACGTTTATATGTATTACCCTCATTATCTTTCCACTCTTGCTCATTACCTGAAACACCCATTGTATTTCTTATTTCGTCCCACCATATATTTTGCGCATCCATCCATGTGTTGTTTATCATCTCTACTCTTTTACCATCTTCACCTATAAATCTATTATATTTAAACGTTGATGTATCAGTGCCGTTCCAGTTGGGATCATAGTCTCTTGATAAAGAAACAACATCGTTATAACTTAAACTAGCAGCGTAGTTTGTTGCTAATAGTTGAGCATTTGCTTGAGTACCAGTTATTGCGGCGTTTACACTATTACCATATATACCAAACAACTCATTACCTTTGCCACTGTTTTTAAGGTTGTAATCTAACATACCAGATTCATTAAGCTTTACTGTGCTTGGTTCTTTACCATCAAAATTAGCTGTAATAGTAAAGTCTCCACCATCAAAGTTAAATTTAGCAGTGCCATCTTGCATACCATTTATAACAGTTGTCCACATTTTTTTTGCTTTTAAAGACTTTGGATCGTTAGACATCATATCGAAATCAGGTAAAGCATTAGGATCGCTAAGATTCATACCCATAATCTGTCTAGCGCCATCTAAAAACGTAGTGTACTGACCTGACGCTGTAGATAGTTCATTAAGTAATTTTTGTCTTTGTTCTGTTAGTTGCTTTGGATCTCCCTCTCTTTTAGCAATCATATCACTTAATTTTGATATTTCATCTTTATAAAAGTTTAATGAGGGACCCACTAATACAGCTGGATCTTCATTTACTTTTCCTAAATTATATTGTAACTGAGCTGAATTTTGAGCTATACGATCATATTCTCTTTGTTGCTGCATTTCATCGTACTTTAATTTCTGCCAGTCCATTTGCTCTTGACGAAATCTCATAGATTCTTGAAGACTTTTTTCACGAAAAGCCATAGATTCTTTCATCATTTTTTCTCTTTGCTGCATAGCGCCAAAGTCACGTAAACCTCTATATAGTATTTCACCTGAGCGAAGCATATCTTTTTTAGCTTCTTGTCTTGCGGCGTCTTTAGCGCCATACATACGTCTTGCTGATTCTATTAATCCTTTATCTGCCATTTTTATTTATTTATTTATTAACCACTTGCACCACCTGTCATAGCTCCAGCGGCTACTAATCCAGCGCCTTGTATCGTGTTAAATATTCCCATGCCTAACCCCATTCTTGCTTCTTCTGCTGCTTTATCTGCCGCACCTTTTCTTTCCATACTTATACCTAGTAATGTACCTGCTGAATCACGCGCATCTTTTCTAGCTATCATAGCTCCTTGTTCTTGTCTTCTAGCTTCTGTTTGAGCGGCCATCATACCTATTTGTTGTTCTTGCATACCTATACTAGCTGATGCTCTTGATAAGTTTCTTGTTTGTTGATTAGCCATCATTTGTGCTAAACTAGCAATACCACTACCACCAGCTGCACCCTGCAACGCACTCATCATATTTGCCATCCCTTGTTGCTGCTGTTGTGCTTCAAATTGAGCTTGCTGTTGATTTACAGTCATATTTTCAAATGGGTTTGTCATATCTCTATATGGATCACCTACATCTAAAGACATGTATCTTTGTCTCATTTGCGTGTGCTCATCGTTTGCTTTTCTTTGCTCTGCATATTTTGATTTTCTTTGTGTCCACGCAGCAATTTGACCTGCTCCCTGCCCCATCATGCCAGCGCCTGTACCTATTAAACCAGCGCCACCTGCCGACAAACCACCACCGCTAGGTTTTGGAGGATCAATTTGTTGTACTTGTGCAGTACTCCTGTAAGACAGCGTGTTGCTTGGCAAGTACGATGTCACCGGCGGTACAGATATATCTAAAGGCTGAAGTTCCTTTGGTTTTAAATTATCGAAATAATGATGTGGCATATTTTTAATTTTTTATTTTATACATATTATAATTACACTTTTTTACTATTATTTACTACTCTCAAAAACTTCAGAGCTTACGGCAAATAATTCTGCGTAACTTGTTGAGTCGTTTTTCATTTCTACTTCTGCGTAATAACCAGTCATACCTGATGTTCCTGTTGTTTGATTTTTACCAAAAAATATAAACTCACCACTACTTACAACCGGTTTTGTTAAACTAGAGTCAACACTAACGTCTATAGTTTTTGCTGTTTTATTAACAGCAACTAAATCACCTAAGTGAGTAACTGTTCCATTTGATGCCTTTTTATAAACCTGATCATGAGCTCTATCTTCACCAGCAACAAATGCTTTTGTTGCGTGTAATGAAACATTTAATGATTTCGCAAAAGGTATTGTTATTATTCTTGTAGCCATATTTATTTATTTTAAGTGTTACAGCAGTCATATACTATACTCACATGACCTATTGATCCTATTATACCGTGGTAACCACAGTTTCCACCAGCAGCACCTAATGTAAATCTATGTGAATCATTTGGCGCAGATGATGTTCCATTTGTCGCGGGGTTATATGGTGTTGTTAATGTAGCGTCAGTGTAAAAACGTAAACCAGGAGCAAAAGCGTGATTAGCAGCTGCGTAAACAGTGTCAATTTGACTACCTGTACCCCAAGGTTGATTACAAACAGCGTTAGCATCAGCACCACCTCTATTGTCAACAGACCACTGGAATGATTGACCATTAACGGTAATTAATACCCTCGCAGGTGAACTTGTTGTTGTGCCATCACTAACGGTAAACTTAAACGAATCAGCACCGCTAAACGTACTGTTAGGCGTGTAAACAACAGTTGATGTTAAACCACTACCCTCTGTTATACTACTTAATGTACCGTTGTTTGGCTGAGTGTGAATAGCAAACACTAAGTCTGTACCTCCCTGTGGATCTGTTCCAGCTATAGTAATTGTTTTAGCTGTATTAAAGCCTACCGTTACACTTTGTAATGTAGCGCTAGGAGCAGTAGCAACTACACTTAAAAAGTTATCAACATCTAGTGTTGTTGTATCATTAGCTGTACCATACTTTACAACTGTTGCTTTACCTGTTATTGTTGCTGTGTTATCATTCATACTAACTTGCAATGCGCTAAACGAAACAATACTACCGTTTGATAATGTTTTCTCAAGACCACTCAACGTGCCTGTCCATTTAGTGTGATCAAAGCTGTATGTAGTTGTTGCACTATTAGCTGTTATAGAGCCATTATTGCCTGATTCAACCACATAAGTTAATGTTACTTCTTCATATTCTTCAGTTTCCGCTTTACCAGTAGATGTTATATTTGATGTTGTTGCGTTACCATCAATAGTTAAATCACTGCTTGATGTTGTTGCTGAAAAGGTTACAGTAACATCAGCTCTTTGATTTAAAGTTAGTGTTTTTACTCTTGATCCAGCTGAGCCTGATGCACCTGAAAAACTACCACTCATATCAAATCTATTAGCACCTGTTTCTGTTATTGTTACAGTATATGTTGTTGAGCTACTTGATAATGGAAATACTATATCTTGTGTTGCTTGACCATTTACCATTGTTAAAGTCACTGGACCACTTATTATACTACTATCAGCAGCGTTTTTAACATCAACTATAACTTGTGCGTTTGTGTCACCGGATACTGTTAATGTTCTTGTTTCACCATTTTGGTGTATCGATGTTTGATCAAGATTAAACTCATATAGTTGATTTGAAGATGCTGTTACTGTTGGTTCACCTTTTGCGTAAAAAAACATTAAATCATCTTCTGCATTTTCATTTGGTATTTTTACCTTTGCAGTAAATGCTCTAGCGGTATGATTTACATTACCCGGAGTGCCAGTATCAGATGTAGTAAAAGTATAGTTATTTGCTAGCCTACGAAAACCTTTTACAGTTGTGTTTACCTGTACTAATGGTGGAAGGTCTTTAAAATTATTACCTGCTGTAACTGTAAATGTTTTTGTTGTCGCGGTAGTATCAGATGGATCAAATGATATTGACACGTCTTCACCAACTTCACCAGTAGCTGTATATGCTACCCCACTTTGACTAGAAGGTGTTGCATTTTCTACATTAGTAGTATATGTACCTTTAACAGTATATTTTCTTTTATGTTCATTGCCTGTTATGTTAGCCACAATACTTTGTGCCGCGTCACCATGTGTAAAGTCTAAAGGCACAGTAACTAGTACTGTATTATCTGTTCCAAAATTACCACAACTATCAGCCTCACTTTGATTAGCAAATGTAACATTAACGTGATTAAAAGCGTCATTTACAGGTGAACTTGTTTCCCCTGTGCAGTCAAAATCTGCAGCTGTAACTACTTTACCATCTGATGGTGATATAACAAATGTGAATGATTCATCTACAGCGCCATTTTCTCTTATAAACGGTGCTAACGTACTTACTTCATAAGTAGCGCCACCAGTTGCTTTATTTAGTGATAATGTTATTGTTCCGCCACTAACATTTTGTGAATCTGTTGAGTTTGATGAAGCATTACCAATACCTTGTATCGCAAACTCTTTTGCAGCATCACCTGTTTGTAAGTCTGTAGCTGTAATTGATTTGTTTCTAATGCTACTAAACCATTTACCTTCTTTATCTTTAAATTCTTTTACTTCACCTGTTTGTTCGCTTGTTGTTATTGAATCACAATACCAACCTTTTGTTATACTTGTTGTAAGCGCATCACTTTCAGTTAATGTAGGTTTTTTAGCAATTACCTCATCAATAGTTAATCCAGCATAACCACTAACACCAGCTATAGTACCCGCGTATTTTGTTTGCTGTGGGTCAGTACCTTCGTAATTTAACGTTTTGAAATTTTTAATTGATGACGGTTGGTCATTAAATATAAACTTAACACTAGCATGGCTAGCACTATCATAAAATTTACTATAATCTATACTAGAATCATTATGTCTCCATAAATTACCAACGTACATACTATAATACGTTCCGTTGATTGATAAACTGGACTGTGGTGTAAATGATTTTCTACTTGTCCAACCATTAGCAAACTCAGAGTAACTAATTGTTTCACCAGTTGTAGAATTATTAGTCTTCTTTAATGTTAAATTATAAATATCTTTATCTTCATCGTAACCACCTGGCAATACTTCATACTTGTCACCTTTTAAATTATCAGCAAAATAATCTCTCATACCTTTATCTGATATGTTTGTTATTCCATCTCTTGATAATCTTATTACAGCACCTCTTGCTTTATCAGCCCAATATGATCTAAAAGCATAACAAGCAAATGATTCTGGATTTTTTGATATACCATAATCACCTACAAAAGGTATTGACTGACCTAACACATTTGACGTTGCTGTTACATTAGTATTACCATCAGCATTAAATAACGCATCTTTATTAGCTAATACTTTTAAACATTTATCTTCACATAAAACAACTAAATCAGAATCACGAGCATGTAGTTTTTGTATAGAACCGTAAGAAGGGTTAACATCTTTTGTTATTTTTTCTGCTTGTATAAATTGATTTAATCTATTAATACCAGATGTAGAATTAAATATACCAGAATATATCATACCTGTTTCTCTTCTTTCTTCTTGATATTGCTCAGCAAATACAGTTGAAGCTTTAGCTCCTTTATCTACAAACACCTGATTAAAATCATCTCTTATTCTATTTGATTCTAACCCATTACCAAAAGCAAAGCAATTATGCCATTTTAATGTTTTATCATCACCAATTTGCGCTATAGGAAACGTTTGATGTGTTTCATAATATATGTCTAAATCAATTTTTTCTTTTGGTTCTGTTTCAAATACAGCTGGACTTGAAGAGTGAAACGATTCTGTTTCCTCAATTTCTTGAACAACCTGTAGTGATGTTTTAGATTTTGAAGTTAATCTATGATCATTGATTCCAACAGACTCAGGAACAGCAACTAATGGTGTTGAAGTAGTTGTACTTGTTAATGGATTCCACTTTAAAGGTTTATCTAATTTTATTGTATATCGTATACCCTTTGCAGATGGAGAATCAATAACTTTTTGCTTTAATTTACCTGGACCAGTTAACCAGTTATAACCAGGTGTTAATACTGGTGTTCCTTCAATTTTATAGTATCTATCATCTTCAGGCACACTATCATCATGCTCAAACTTTAAATATGTACCGTCTTTTTTTAACGCTTCATGAAAACCATATTTTGATTGATTACTAAAATCTCCAGGGCTAGGATCTTTTGTAAGCGGATCTTTTGGTTTACCTAACGCGGTAAATCGTAATTCAAGAGTTTTTCCACTTATACCTTTTCCTATTGCGTGCATATCGGCAGGTTTTCCTGCTATTCCAGCTGGGTGATTAAATATAAACGCGCCTTTATCTATACTCCATCCTTCACCAGCCTCATCACTTGAACCTTTAAAATAATCTTGTCTTCCTGATAATGCGGTTCTTTGTGCTGCTGCGCCTACTGCTGAACCACCTAATGTTATATAGCTAATATTCTGCTCGTATAATGTTATCCATTTCTTTTCTACTTTATTGGCAACTAAATATTCTTCAAGATATTTATCTCTATTAACTTTAACAAAAAACTTTCCATCAAATTCAGGTTTTTTATCTTCGTCTTCTTCTTTAAATAATTCTAATGATAAATTAGATACTTCACTTTCTCCTTTTTCACCAACAAAATTAATATCTTCACCAAAAGCTTTAGTTAATGTTATTGTCCAAAAATCACCTTCATCTTTAGTGTCGGTATCATCTGGATCAGCTACGCCAGTTGATGCAACGGGATACGTGCTAGAATAATCTATAACAGTATCTAGCTTAGCGGCGTTAACAGGCTCTATACTTTGTATTTTATAAACATCAGATACACTTGTTCCAGTTGAAATTTGTATATATTTGTCTCCAACACCATCTGTAGCTACGTCTTTAAAAGGGCTATGATCTCCTGATATTTCAATACCAGGCACGTTAAATGATAAAAATGATTCTTGTGGAAAACCAGTTCTATCACCTTTATTTGCTGTTGTAGAAACACCAAATACCGTTGTTATCTTGCCTAAAGATACTTTTCTTTTGACTAAAAAGGTAGGAACAGTATCGCTAATAAAAATAATTTTATACTTTAATGTTTTTTCTTCGTTGTCATGTTTTGTTGCGACGTTTTCTGTGTGTGATTTTTTAAGTATTAAATACGTTTCTTCATCAACTTTGCTTCTGTCAGATGACACAAAACTTAACCACATATTACCATCTTCAGATTTATAAAATCTATCAAGTGGTAAATTATAATATTCATTTGAATTTTCTTTTATAAAATACTTAAAATGCGTTGCCCAGCTAGGCGCATTAAACGTGGTTTGTTTAACACCTTTTATATTACATTTTAATGTGTTTTGTTTGTCACTGTCGGCTTGTGAGATTTTTACAATAGCTGAATCATCTGTTAACACAGGCGTTTGTCTACCATATTCATCTAAAAGTACAACACCAACTTGATATGTTCTTATTGATTTTAATGATGGTTTTGCCTTATTAATATCTGCGTCATCAAATTTATTTGGTGTAATATAAGGTTCAAATATAGGCTGTGCACCTTCTAAATCAAAATTTTGTAAATAATTACCATAAACAACCCTATTAGCTGTAACTTCTTGCGCCTTTGCTTTTCTTGGAACATTATCATAAGGTCTTAATAACTGGTTGCTAGGTAATACTGCATGTACTTGCTCTGAAACAACCTCAAAACCACTACCACCACTTTCAACAGTATCTAACTCTTCTTTAGCACCTTTATTAGTTAGTGTTTTAATAGTATATACATTAGTATCATTTACTTGTTTTATTAATATATCAACTTCTATACAGCCTTTAGGTCTTTCATCAAAATTGCTTAATATCAAACTTCTTAATTGATTTGTCATGGTTAGATTATAACCATCTTTAGCATCAAAAATATTACCTTCAACGTCATGGTCTGGTAAAAATGCTACTTCAGAAAATGGTGAAAAAGCTGAATACTCACCATCACTATACTTCCATCTATATGCAAACCTAGAAAATTGTAGTTCAAATATTGGATCTTCTTTTTCTAATGCTGCTGTCCAAACTATACCAGTGTTTGCTAGTTCTGATGACATACTTAGAATTATAGCCTTAAATCTTACATACGTACCGCCGCTATGCTTATCTGGTGCACCTGTTAGTTTAATTCTTACAACAAGTTCATCATCGTTATTAACATCATCTGTTGGTGCTGTTAATTTTACTATATCACCAGTTTTAAAATGTGGTGCTGGTTGAAACTTTAAATAACCAGTTACGTAACCAGAAGGTCTTTGATCAGTTCCACTAACAAAATCACCTGCTGAATCTTTCATAGTACATGTTGATACACCAGTTCTATTAGCATCTTTTGTTCTAGCCATAGTAAGTGTTGGCGCATTAAGAGGATACTTTTTAATAGTGGTTATATACTCTTCCTTCATAACACCCTGTGAAACGTTATCAACATGAAAGTTTGTGTGCGTTGAGTATGGATTACTTGACGCGCATCCTTTTTTACATTGCTCTATATTAATACATTTAGGTTCGTTTTTATCATCAGTAAAAAACATTAAATCATCTATAATATTAACACCTGTAATTAAGTAGTTTGTATCAAACTTTAAAACATCTTGTGTTGCTTTAACTGAAATTAAAACTGGTACGTGATTGTTTATTACAGGATCATACTCTACAATAGCATCTCTGTCTGTACCTGCTATAAACCAATAAATCTTATCTGTTCTTGTATTTCTGACTGATCCTATACACTGTTGGCCCGCAATAGCAACACCACCATCGTCGTTTTTAAATTCTGCTACTTTTTTATTACCACGAATATTTTGTAAAGAACCAACATTAGATCCTTCAGAAGTAACAATATCAACATTTAAAGCGTCTCTGTATTCGTTTTTTGAAATAATTCTTTCATCTAAGTCTTTGTTCATTCGACCAGATGTAAATATATTTTTAATCTCTGGCATCTCTTATTAATGTTTAATCTGTTTCGATTTATCTCTCATTACCTGAGTTAGCTCTTCTAACTTAATATTTGATAATCTTAATTTAGCTTTTCTCATCTCAGCATATTTTTCTTTTTTTAATCTTCTTACTATATACTCAGGCACGTTTGCTCTTGTTGACATTATAGCACAAGCAATATGTTTATATAATGCTTCTTCAGCTAATTTATGTACTTGCATTTCACCATCAGTACCTAAACTATCAGATATGTATTTTAGTATAACAGTTTTATCACTTAGATTAGAACTGAAATATATTTTACCTTTAGTGTTATCAATATAAAATGTACCGTTAATTTGTGCGTGCTCTGGACTAATACCAAATCTACCGCCAGTATGTAACGCTTCTAGTTCATCTGTATCTGCATCTAAGTTTTCATCTGAAAAAGTATCATTAGCTTTATACTTTGTCCATGTTTGAGAATCTGCTGATGTTAAAAATTCATTTGTAGACGAATCAAATATATAATCATAATTATCATCTTGTAATATAGATTGTGGATTACTTGTTTTTCTAGCTGGATATAATATGTATTCTAAACCAGCGTTATCTATATAGGATAATTTTACATAATTAACATAATCATGTGGGAGTATCATTGTTAGCGATGGTGGCACATCTATTTCTTGTGATTTTTCAGATCTAAATGTATCGTAACTCATTTCTGCTAAACCTCTCTGCGCATGAAAAGCAACATCTGTTCTACTAATCTTTGATATTAATTTATTTTCACCAACGTATGATATTAAAAAGTTATTTATAATATCTTTTATTTTTACAAACTGATAATTACCCCACTCTTCTTCAGCTGCAATTTGTTCAACTCTTACAGTTAAACCATTTTTAGGTGCCCCATTACTTTCTAATTCAGCTGTATTATTTGCATAACCTGTGAAATTAACTGTGTAAGCATCACCACCACTACCCTTTGGATATGTATAATTAGATTTATCAATCTCAACATTATTAACAAATATTTTTATTTCACTTTCTGCTGTAGGTCTTTGGCCAACACCAAAAGCTGATTCCAATAAAATAAAGTCTCTGTTAGTACCGTTTCCAGTAAAACTTTGACTTCTTAAATAATATTTCTCTTGTGATCCTGTAAATAATGCCATTTATTTATTGTTTTTCTTGTTGTATAGTTTTTATTTCTTCGTTTGTTGCTATTTGATATACGTTTGGATCTTTAATAACAACACCTGCTAATGCTAATATATTAACAACTAGTTTTGTTTCTTCTGACTCATGTAATTCAAAATCAGTTGCATTTGTAGCGTTATATAAAGCTGTCCCACCTACATCAGTATATGTCCACTCAACTTCAGCTGGTTTTTTAATATAATTTACTTTTACGTTAGCTTGATCTTCAGTTTTAACAAATGTATTATCAATGTATACTTCAATTTTTGAACCTTCCTTTACGTATATAGGCCTATCAGCGGTTGGAGCAGCTAATGGTGTTTGTTTTAATAACAAAATATCTTTTTGAGTAATTCTTTCAGCAATAACACCTTTGTACAATATACTACCTAATTTATATACATTTGTAGGTAAAGTCATTGTTGATGTCCCAGTTATAATAATTCCTGGAACTTCAAATAAAGATATTTTTTCATTCAATATATTTATCATATCTGAATATTCAGTGTCATTACCAGGAAGTCTTAGGAATTGATTGAGATCGTAGAAGTATTGCTCAAAGATCTCCATTTGAGCTTGATTGGCTAATAGATTAAACTCCTGCGGTGTGATATATCCCCTCTGTTCTTTATTGAGAATACTTAATACTCTTTGATATACTGTATCTATTGTTACTGCCATAATTTCTTTTTTATATAGTGTAGTCACCCCATAGAGATGACTACTCTATAAAGTGATTAATTATTTTAATCTTTTTTCTATGTTTTTATAGATTTCCAAACCTTCATCAGTTTTGAAAAATGCTGCTAATGCAGAATATGGATGTTCATCAAAAGGAACGGTCATAACCTTTCTTTTGTTTTTACCCCATGTAAATGTTCGTTGATCATCTGAAAGATCTAGTAATCCAGCTTCAACAGCTTTTATACCATAATTTCTAAGCTCAACGTTTTCATCTTTTGCTAAATCAATGAGTAATTGTGGGTTTTGTTTAGCCATAACTAAAATGTCCCTCTTTAACTCTTTTGATGTTAATTCATTAACAGTGCTACCTTGTTCCACCCTTAATATAGCTTCAACGTGATCTATTTCTAGATTTTTAGCTATATTTAAAGCTTCTATTTCTAATTCAATATCAGCTAGCTCATCACGTGCTACCTCAACTGGATTAAACTCTGCATATATTTGATCTAAAGCTGGATGATATAATGAGAGTAACTTTTGTAAAGTTTGTTCTTCTCTTGGTACTCTAAGTACTCCATCTTCAAATGTAATATGTGCTAATCTAGCATCACCCTTAAATTCATCAACAAAAGGTGTTTTTTGATTTGTTGTATATTTTAATTCTCTTTGAGCCTTTTGCTCTTCATCAAAATAAAATATATTTCTTGAAGGTATCATATGCGTTAATGGTGTGTTGTTACCTATTAACGTATATATCCTATCTTTAATTTCCCAATTTTGTTCAGCGTTAGGAGCAGCTGTTTCTTTTACTTTTTTCATAATATAATATAATTAAATAAGTTAAAATAAAGTGCTAGGTGCCGAAGCACCTAACTCTTTATATAAATAATAATGTTATTATCTTTTTAATAACATAAAGTTGTTAGCTGCTTGAACAACTAAACATCTTTCTGATAGATAATTAACAACCATTGCATCCTCGTCAGAAGTGATATTACCACCTACTGAACCTGTGATCCAAGATTTTAATTTTCTATCTTCTGTATCAGACTTTCTGTATCTAACGTGTAGGAAAGGTCTCTTAATGTTTTTACCCATTCCTTCATCATACACAGAACTTACACCTGCTGGTATAATTGCACCTGCAATTTTAGTGTTACCTGCACCTGGCGTGTTAGAACCATGACCATGAAGATCATTTAAGTATTTCCAGTCAGTTTTGTAGAAGTCATAAGAACCTCTTCTGAAACCAGAGAAACCTAAATTAACCGCCATATCAGCAGAGTTATTAAATACACCAAACGAAGCTGACGTTGGAGACGCTGCACTTGCTACACCTGAGTTAAGATTTCCTAACATGTCATCTATTTTCAAAGTTGTATGTCTATCTAAATATAACATATTCTCTTCAATAGCTCCTTGTCCGTCAAACTTAATTAAGATGTTGTCAAAAGTTGCAATATCAGAAGTATACTCACCTGTGAAAGCGTCTGTTGTTACATGTCCTCTAGTTTCGATTGCATCGAACATACCTTGAGTACCATCAACACCAGGAGCCCCATTACCAGATTTTTTAACTGATTCAAGAACTGTCATTTCAAGATAATCATTGAAACGAGCTCTAGTGTCACCTTCTGCTTTTAAATACCACATATAACCGCTTTGTCCTTCTTCACCAGATACTTCAACCCAACCGATTTGAGCAGTGTCAGAACCATTGATAATGAATCTGTCTCTGATTATAACTGGTTTGTTGTCATATTTGTTGAAACCTGGATTTAAAGCTGGTCTATCTAAGCTAGTACCTTTTTTATGCTCAGAACCATATACCATAGCTCTAAATAAAGAGTTATCAGCAAAAGTTATTTCGCCAGTGCCAGTTGCATCTAATGTTGCTTGCGTATAAGGCTTCATAACTACATCGTTACTACCATCCGCTACAACTGTTACAATAGCTTTGATTGTTTTACCACTTGAAGCACCACCTATACCGTATAATAATACTGTATCGTGTAATCTAAATAATGCTGCATCTGCCGCGCTAAATCTAACTTTGTTTGCCGAAGCATCACAAGCAGTACTTTCTGCGGAGATGTGCAATCTTCCTTGCTCTGACCAAACAACTTGATCTGAAGCCATAGCTTCTTCTGCGCCTACTTGAGACAAGAAGCCTGATAACATTCTGTTACCGTATCTCTCTACCTCTGCTTCATAAAGCTCTGGTAGATATTGCTGCGCCCAACCTGTAGAAAAATCTAAATAGTTAGCCGAAGCAGTTTGTTGTGTTGGGAGTGGGTTAGTTACATTTAATCCACTTCCCGCTACTGGATTTGCCATTTGTTTTTAATTTTATAGTTAAACTTTATTTTTTAATTTTGAAACGAAGTTTACTTGAATCATCGCCAACTACCTTGTACTTGAATCCACCAGTACTTACTTCTTGGTGTCCCTGTCTAGGTGTCATATCGACATTTTTAGAAGTTGTTACACTATTTTTTAAAGCATCAGCTTTGCCTTGCTCATAAAAATGGTTCGCGATAGCATCAGCGTTCATAGCGGTAAATAAGCTTTTGTGATAACCTTTAGCGTCTTTCATTGATCTATTTTTATCAAGAAACTTTCCGATAAAATTATTAATGTCGCTTTGCGTTGTCTTTACTTGATTTACATCTTTAACGTTAAATCTATATTTTTTATCACCAACACTATATTCAAATCCTTTAAATTTATCATTGAATAATTGACTAGTTTTATTATCAAATATTGATCTATTCTTTTGCGCTTCTGCTTTTGATTCTTTATCCTCTTTTTCATATCTATTAAAAAAATCAATAGCTTTTTGTTGCTCAGGCGTTAACTTAACACCACTTTTGATTTCTTCATAATAATTGGATTTTAATTTATCCAAATGGCTTTTAGCGTTAGCAACTTGCTCCTTAAAAGCCAATTTCTTTCTCTTGATATCTCTTGATTCATCGAGTTCTTCATCATATGTAAATGAATCTTCTATTAAAAAACTAACCTCATCGTCTGTTAAATGTGATTTAGTTTGTTTATAGTACTCGCGAAGTATAGACATATCATCATACTTACTGTAATCTTGATTTAACTTTACGTAGTCCTCAAGATCACCACCAGTTTCATTCATAAAGTCTACAACTTTTTGAATGTTTTCTGGTAAGTCTTGACCAGTTTTTTCTGCTTCTTCTACAGCCTTTTCAACTGTCTCTTCAAAAGCATCAATTTTATCTTCAACATCCTCATTAACTTCTTCTTCCTCTGTGATTTCTTCCAAAACTGGTTGTTCAGTTTCTTCTTGTTTTTCTTCAACTTTTTCTTCTTCCACTTTCTCTTTAATCTCTTCAACAACTTTATCATCTTTTTCTTCTTCAAGTTGAACATCTTTAGGTTCTTCTACCTTTTCTTCTTTAGGTTCAGCTAAGTTTACTTTAATTGCTTCATCTCGCTTTCCTAAATTTTTCATTCTTTTTGGTTTAGGTGTTTCTTTAACCTTAACCTCATCTCCCATGGGAGCTTCTACAGTTTCTTTAACTGTAGCTTGTTTTTCATTTTTAGCCATAATATAATATTATATAATTAAACATAATGTACTCTCGTACAATTTTTTTTAGTCGTAAGACTCGTATGCTATAACTTTTCCACCAGCTAATTCAAACTTGGTCCATTTACCATACAATATTGTCCCAGCTGGAAAACTATCGCCACTTACCACTGTATTACCAGCGTCTGAGTCTTCAGTATTCATCCAAATACTATTATCAGATGGTACATCAGAAGCGTTAATAGAACCACTACTATCGGTATCAGTATCGTATTCAGCAATTTTTTTAGATATTAGCTGATCAAATGTAGCTGCTGCAATTACTTCTATAGCGCAAAAGTAATTTCCTCTTCCAGGAGTTTCAGCGTTACCATCATCAACCCATCTTGAAGCTACAATTGAGTCTGTGCATATATTCATTTTTGCCATTATTACTTATTTATTTGTTAAACATATTAACTAGGATCAAACATACCTAAGTCAAAATCACCACTTAATATATCATTACTTGTTGATTCAAATGTTTTAGGTGCTTTACCTGTTTTTCTTTGGTCTATTAATTCAGACTGTTGTGATGCTTGAATTCTAGTTCTTTCATCTTTACGATCTTCCTTATTAGTTTCTTTTGTTTTTAAAGCATCAATCTCCATTTGCTTTAACCTCATGTTGATCATAAACTCATGATCCATTAATGTCTTCTTCAATTCAGCCTCCTTGTCCAGCTTTTGCATGTCTAGTTGTGATTCAACTTGTTCAAGCTGCGCTTTTTGCTGTGTGATAGCTTGATTTTTTTGTATCTCAGCTTGAGCTGCAACTTGTTGTGTTTGTGCGTTTGCTTGAGCTTGCGCTTGTATATTTCTTTGTGCTATTTGTTGATCTAGTTCTACTTTCTTTTTTCTTCTTACTTTTAATAATTGATTAGCAAGTTTTACATTTTTTATTTCTCTAACATCAATAGCATCTTCTAGTTCAATACTATTTTTAGCTAATGCTTGTTGTATATTATTTTCAAGCATTTGTTTTTCTTCTTCATCAGGTGCTAATTCAATAAATATACCAAAATCATGCAAATGTAAGTTATTCATTTCTTCTAATGTACCCACGTTATGTGCTCCGATCTGCTGTATAAAAGCATCTTTAGTAGGTGAATATTCTAATATATCTGATACCCTTAGCGATAAACATTCAGCTGTTTCTACTGTAACAAATAAACCAGACTGTAATATATGTCTTGTCGCTGTGTTACTATTAGCGGCAGCCATTTTTTGTATTCCAACTAAAGCATTTTTATCAGGCGTACTACCATCTCTAGCTTCATTTAACCCAGTTACATCTCTTATCATTTGTAAATAATAATTATATGTAGTAATTAAACTTTGTAGTTTAGCACCACCAGAGTTACTAGCAATTTCTTGTATAGGTACTTTACCAGGGTTCATGTCACCTTCTTGCGTTAATGATCTACCAATTATACTACCAGTTTGAAAGAACATGTTTAACGCTTCTTGTGGATTATAATTTGTACCATTACCTAAATCAACTTCTGCTAAACCATCCGCGTCAAGATAAACACCATCAGGAACCATTCTTGATAAAACTTGTTGTAATTTCAAGTGTGTTAACTGTATCATATCAGCAAAACCAGTGCATCTACTAACCAATGATTCAATTTTACCTTTATACATTCTAGGTGCACATAAACTATAATTCATTTTAACTTTTGATGTATCGCTTTTAGGGCGCATCATATTTTTAGCCATTTCCCACTTTAAAAGTTGGTTTGTACCTAAAACTACAGCACCTTCGTATAATACCTCATTTGATTTAGATATTTTGCTAAAGTTAGTTTCTTCTGGCGGATTAAAGTTATCATCTTTTTCAATAGCTTTATCAGCACCACTGCTAATTTCTTTTACTTTATAAACCTCATTGTGAAATGTTTTATAATTAAAATATAAAACCTGAACAGTATTAACATCTATACTTGTATTATTATAGTATGAGTTTCTATTCATAGGTGACATATGTACACCTGATTCTGAAGCTTCTTTTAAATCTTCTTCTGTAAGATCAGGAAATTGTTTTTTAAGCTCGTTTATTGGTAATGTTTTAACCTCACCTATATAATATATATCATCAAAATACGGAGAATCAGTATGTGACCAAACTAAATGTGCGGGATCTACATATTCAATAGTAATACCTCTAGCGGTGTCAAAAGTATTTTTTATACAACCAATACCAATAACAGCAAGATCATAATATAATCTCTTTTTTGTGTTTTCGTATTTATTATTATTAAACAAAGTATTTAGTGCTTGCTCTTCTGCTATTTCAATAGATTGTTTATAATCTAGTTGCATATGTAATTGTAATTCTTCTTCACTTTGTGGTAACGTTTCAGGATCGTTTTCTGCCATGTTTCTACCAAATGCTTGTGCTATAAATTGATTCACATCTTTATTACGCATATCACGAAGCATTGAATCCATATACTCCGTTCTCTGTGTCATGCCTGTTTTATCCTGAGAATATACCTTTATATCATAAGTTCTTTCCGCTATACCATTAACTACTATGTCTACAAACTTAGGTATGATAGGTACTGGTTTCCAGTCTAAATTAAGATAAGATAAATCACCATTAATCGATAATTCATCCTTGTATTTTTGTATTGACTGTTCACCTCTAGCATATAATCTTAATTTATGAAATTCATTTTCGTTTGATTGAAATTTATTTATACTACTACTAACGCCAAACCATTCGTGTTCAATTGCTTTAGCTATCTTTAATCCATATTCTTTACTAGCCTTTTCTGAATCACTTACTATTTGACTTGGAAAATTTGCTTTTCTAACTGTATCAGCCATATTACTCTATTAATTTAGATGTTGTACCACTATTTCTATATTTAGCAATACTTATATTTAGTTTTTGTTTTTCTATTTTAGCGTTTGGAGCATATAAATGTCTATTACATGCCATTATTGCTAAACCAGAACTTATCGTTGCATCAAACTTTGTTCTTTTGTTTATATCAAATCTAGCCCAATCATTTAATGTTTTATTAAAATACATGTTACCATGTGAACCATCGTGCTTTGTGCCCACGTGTTCTTGTATATACATTTCAATTGCTGCCGCGTGAGCTTGTTTAATATCTTCGCTAGAGTTTGGTATACCACCAACTTCTTTTTCTGCCACTGATAATTTATTCCATAATTTATCGGGTCTGTTCATTGAATATCCCCTATAACCTCTTCTTCTAAGGTAATACAACAACCTCGGTTTATTATTTTCCGCGAGTATTGGCATACCATAAAATATTAAAGCCATTAAAACATCTTCAAAAAACATTTCGGCCGTTGCAGGTCTAGCTACATATTCTAAAAAGAATTGACTAGGTGGTGCGTCTTCCATGCTAAATTTAGTTAAACCATGTAAAGCGCCTTTTGATCCTTTATTGTCAACTGTACCTGATATATCATAGCTATCACAACCAAAAGCGCCCATATGCTCATTACCAGGGTATTTTCTACCGTTTTTTTCAATAATATTATTTTGTAAATGTGTTGGTGGAACCCAAGATACATTAAATCTACCCTTCATATCAGGATAAAACATAACATTTGAATCTTTAATACCATTAATCCATTGAAAATTACCAGTTGATATTCCAACAGAACTACTTAATTCTTCGTTAAAGTCTATTTGTTCATATATTTTAACAAGATTAAATATACTGTTATTTGCCTCATCTCTAAATGCGTGTTCTTCAGTCCTTGGAAATTGACGATAAAATTCATTTAAAGCATCTTGATCGTTCTTTAAGCCATCAACTTCATTTTCCCAATGATCTATAACGCCGGTATCTATTAATTCACCATAGTGATCGTAAACTTCATTTTCAGGTGTGTCAAAAACTGGAATACCGTGTTTATTCATAAAACCTTCATAATTCCATTCCATTGGTATAAACAAACTATATAACCCAGACTTAGTTTGCCCATTTTTATTTCTTTTTGTTACGTCAGAATCTCTAAATAGTTTTTTGAAATTATCCCCACCTTTATCTAACGCGTTCGATGTACTTCCCATCATGCATTTACCAATAACCCTACTACCTAATCGTAAACATGTTTTTGTTACTCTCCAATTGTTTAATATATTATCAGGTCTTTCCCACTTTCCACTTTCATCGTGAACTAATAGATTAAGCTTTTCTCCATCATAACTATTATCACCAGTGTTTTTCCAATCAATAGTTGTATCTAAACCTACAATTTCTTCAAGTTGTTCGTTTGTTTGAAGTTTCTTGCGAGTAAACTTTTGAGCCGGAACCCTATACGCAAGTTCAGTCTTTGGTCGATCCATACCATCCTGAATCGGTTTAAAGAAAAACGGGTAATTAACAGATATTGGTACAACCTTATCTGTAAACATCTTTTTAGCATCCCAACCAGATTTTGATAAAATACCATATCTTGCATCACTCGAGATAGTAGCAGCGTTAACTGTCTCCGCGCTTGCCATAAACGAGAAACCAGATCTTCTATTTTTAAGGTAACATATTCCGTAAGCACGTTTATCTGCTTTGCAAGCTTCCCAAAATATATAGAATAATCTGTTAGATTCTCTAAACTCAGGAGCACCCACATCAATTTTTGACCACTGAAGATACATATAGTGAGTACCGGTAACGTAAGTAGGCTTACCATTATTATTAAACCAAAAACCATTATCCCTACGATTGAATTCTTCATTTATGTAATCAAACCATTTATCCTTGTGTTCATTTGGGTAATCTCTCCAATCAAAAATGGTTTTTACATTTTTTAATGCTTTTGGATAATCAAATTGCTCCCAATATTGTTCTTGTTTCTTTTTTGACCTACTATAAATTTTTGTAGGTAAGGGCAGCGCTATTTTAAGGTTTTGTATTTCGTATATATCACCTATTTGCCCTGTTTTACTTATAACTACAATATCATGTTCTTTGTTGTAGCCATATTTCCATTTCTTACTTTTATTAAGCCTCTTAAGCGTATTAATTCTTATTGGCTCAATAATTTTATATAATGTTTGTTTATACATTATTTAGATCTTTTTTCAGCAAAGCCTTGAAATGTATTTTCTTTTTGCGTTGTTGGCTTATCTTCTAATATATTTTTTTCTTCTTCTATACGATTTAATATTTCAAAAGCATCAAATATAGCTAGCTTTTTTGTAGCTGCCGCGTTTTTTAATCTATCTGCTGATATATCATCATCTGAATCAACAATAGGTTCTTTTGCAACTTTAATTAACTCATCAACTGCTTTGCGCCCAGCGTGGATTATATTCTTTTTGGTTTCCTTTATATTCATATTTAATTGTAATAAATTTTGTTAATACTCTATATAATCTTTTACCGTTTAAAACAAATTCATATTCGCTATAAGGTATAAAACCAATAGTATCATTAACTTTAATACCGTCAATATCATCGCTTATATATTTAATAATGCCAATTAAAGGTTTTTCTTTATCAACACTAAAACTATCTTGCGATTCAATTGGTTGTACAAAACAATAACCAGGTAAAGCTTTCCACTCGTTATTTTTTTTGTAAGCAAACACTTGATCTTGATTAGCGCTATATAAATTATTTCCTATATAATCTCTACTATTTTTTTCTATACCCTTGACATCATGCCACCTTCTAAATATATTATGATGAACTAGTACAGTATCATTAACAGATATATCAGTATCTAATAGTTTGGGCAAAGCAATAACTTTAGCCTCTCTATTAACATACTGATGGTTAAATATTTCTGTGTTTAATATAAGTTCTTTATCACCAATTTTTTTAGCATTATTGTACCTATTACCTATTGGCTTGATTATAAAATTATATAAGGTTTGCATTAATATTCAAGGTTGTATTCTACTGAAACAGCCATATTTTTATTAAAGTCTTTCCAAGGTAAAACGTCCTTTTCTTTTCTAATATAAATACTGTATTTAGTATCTTCCTCAATTATGTTACATATTGTATGCCCTCCGTAGACCTCTTGACCCACGGAGTAATGCATAGCTTCATTTTTATAATCTTTGCCAATACTAATTTTGCGTATCAGCTTGCTCATCTTCTACTGGTATTTCTTGTATTGTACCATCCTGAATATTTACACTAACTTTACCATACTCTTCTTCAAGTTTATCCTGAAAATCTTTCAGTTCTTTTTGAAGTTGAGGTATTACGCCAACAAGAGAAAACTTTTGTGATTCTAGTTGACCTAACTGTAATTGGGCTTGATTAATCTTATTAACATACCCTTGCAATTCTTGTAATTGCTCGTCAGTGATTTTTTCTACTTTTTTATTCATAATTAATTAAATTTTAGTTAAAATTGTACTTTATTACTATTACACAAATAATAGTATTCTTAATAACCTATTGTCATAGTCTACTAAGCGTCTGCCATGCTTTTATAAGTATCAACAGTTTTAGCTGCAATATAAGCCTGTTTTACAGGATTTTTTGCACTATCTTTAAGATCCATATCAAATGACCCACTGACCGAACAGATTTGGTTATTTGGATTTGCATCCCTAGCTGCTTTATCTTTATAAACATTTGCGTGCCAATTTCCAACTGTATTTTGTACCCATCTAGTAGCTGTTACTTCAGGGGTTTTTACTGTACCGTCAGAATTGTACACAGCTGCAGTCTTTACGTAATTTTCAGAATTGCTATTGCAACTCCAATTTACACTTGATATTTTTACATACGCATCACTTACAGTGATACCTTTGTAATCATAACTTCCTTTTAATGCCATGTTTTTAAATTTAAAATGTTAAACAAATTTAGTTTTATAATTACACTGTTTTTAGTATAATTAAATACTTTCTTTCTATGGGCTATCATCACCACCTCCACCGCGGCCACCACCACCACCACCACCAGAACCTGCTGACTGTGATATTGTTGTAGTTCTAGTTGTAGATGAATCAGAATCACCTACACCACCACCTGTTGTTCCTACTGCTAAAGTTACGACAAGACTACCACTCCTTGAACTTCCTGAGTTTGACGAAGCGTTATATGTGACTGTCCCATCTCCTGTATTTGGACTACCACTAGATGTTGAACCACCGGTTATAGTAACCCAAGATGGTTTAGATGATACATACCAAGTTGAATATGTAGCGTGTGTTACTGATATTGTATTTCCAGTTACTCCACTACTACCAACACTTACACTACCAGGTGTTGTGTTTAAAGTTACACTATGTTCATACTTGTAAAACTCACTCATCGCGTGCGGTGTTGATGTGTCTGGTTTATTTGCGTTTAGGTTTGTAACATTTATAGTTCCATTAGTACCATCTGATAGTTCTTTTAGTGATGTGTTTGCGGTGTTAGCAGACCTTCCCATTTCACTATTTATTGTATTAGAGCCTGCGCCACCATTACCTATAGATATTGCTCCTGATGCCCCGATAGTCATTGTGCTAATATTTTAAGTGGAACATTGAATGTGTTTTTTGTATAATAATCTTGTATATTAGGTGGGCTTATGTCTATACTATGTTTTGTAAACCTGTAATCATCAAAACCAAGAGCGGTATCCTTTGGATTCCACCATGTAACTTTTGTGTTATTAAGACTTGCTTTTCTTACTGCAAAATCACAAAAATTTATACGATCAGTATCAGCGTACGTATCAAGTATTATTGATTCGTATTTTGTATCTTCTTTCAATAACTCTATCCATCTAGTTTCTTTAACTATAACGTTAGGTTTATCTTTTGCCCACTCTTTTAATTTAGGTATAATATCTTTATGACACTCTGCAATTGTGTGTGTTTTTGGTTTTTTAGCCTGTATCATATCTGATAAAATACCCATACCAAAACCTAACTCTAAGACATTATCATTTTTATCTACAGAAACATCTGCCATTTTTTGCATTATTGGTGTTTCCCACTCCATCATAACAGGTTCTTTTTTACTATTAGTTGGATCAACCCAGTAATAACCATCATCTTCAAATATTATATCCGCCTTAATGTAGTTTTCTGCAAATGTTCCCATATTTATTTACAATCACAATCGTTACACTTATTACATTTTTTTAATTCTTCAATTTCAGCTTTTAAATCTTTAATAGCTTCAATTAAATAACCTGTTATATTACCATAAGCTACAGCTTTATATTCACTATCATTGTTTACCAATTCAGGGGCTATTTTTTCTAACTCTTGTGCTATAACACCACTACCTTTTTTATCATCTTTAGTAAAACCTACCCCTCTCATTTCATAAACCTTAGATCCATCTAACGTTTTAATATCTGTTTTTAATCTTTCATCAGAGTATGCTACAACGTCACCAGATGCGGTAAACGTACCAGCAAGAGTTGCATTACCATTTTGATATAATGTTAATATTCTAGTATAATTACTAGCGTCGTAATCTAAACTTGTTGACGTTGAACCTGTTACACTAAATTCCAAGCAAGTATCTACATTTTCTTGAGCAGCAACCATCCAATTATGGTGATTACCTGTGCTATAAAAATACATTTCAGGTGAACCAGATTGTAATACGAGTGTATCGTTTACAACAACACCTTCATCTCTTATGGCAATACCGTAATTATTAGAATCATAACCTAAAACTAAATTGTTACTATCACCCCAAATATCTGGTACTGTATCTGTACCACTACCGCTTCTTCTATAACCAGTCGCATAGAAACTATTGCCAGCATCACCAGTGGTAATCATCCCTGCAAAAGTTGCATTTTGTGATGTATCAAATTCTAATGCCTCAGTGCTGTTTGAAAATAATTTTAACGCGTGATTGCTGTATGTACCCATAATAGCATTACTATCTTGCGCATACATATATAAATAACAATTATTAGTAGTGTCTTTTAATTCTATCTTTGGACTACTAGCATTTTCTAAAATAACATTACCTGCAAAAGTTGCGTCATTACCGCTTAAAAGTAAAGTATGAGTGCTACCAGACCAGAAGTTTATATCATTACTATTATACATGTTGAAAGACTTCACGCCTTGTCCAGTACTTGACCTAGCTGAGCTATTTCTCCATATTTCACCAAAACCAGCATCATCGTTTTTCCACTTCATAGAAGCGTAAGCATTGCTGTGATTACTAGTATTTATATGTTCGTTTATATACCCACTTGTAAGAGCTTTAGTGCTTGTTATTGTACCTGCAAAAGTTGCATTACCAGATGATATAGCCATTGTAAGAGCATTCACGTTAGCAGTTGCATCTCTGATACAGAAAGATTCATTTTCTTGCCCTGTAATTCCTGCTGTGATATTCCACTGTTGATCAGTTCCACTAGTATTAATTATTCTTAACCCTCTATTTTCACCCGTACTAATATCTGAATATGTTATTCCCACCATACCAGCCTCCGTGCCAACACCAACGTAAATATTACCGTTCACATCAACATCATCGTTAAATGTTGCTGAACCAGCGTTTGACATATCTAAGGTAAGGGCAGTTATTGTTGAAGAACCATCTACACCTCTAATCATTATATCAGCATCAGCAGTTTCATTTACAAAATAAGTATCTCCATTTGCTTGCATAGAAATAGTATGCCTTGCTGTGCCACCATCTTTAAGTTTTATATCCCCACCATCAGCATCTAAAATTATATCTGCAGAAACATCAAAATTAAGATCACCACCGCTGTTAGTAATATTTAAAACTCCAGTACCATTTTCTATATAACTATGACCACTTTGATGTGATATTTTTAAATCTGAACTATCTCCAATAGATAATACACTATTATCAGGAAATATTGTATAACAGAGACCACCACTTGCTGCCATACTACCATCAAAATAAAAGTAGTTTCTTAAACCTCCAGCTCCGTCATCACATTGGAAATACATATCATTATCGTCTGCTGCACTCATCAGATAAAGAGAACCAGTTTCGTTGCGAATATAACTACTAGTAGCATCGTGCCATATTTTTAAATCTTTTCCAGTACCAAACGCTGCTCTCACATAATCTTGAAATACAGTGTAATAGTCATTTGTTGCAGCTCCTGCTCCATCTAAGTAAAAATATAACGTAACGCCTCCTGATCCATTGTCATTATAAAATCTTATATTCCCATCATCAGCATGTTGTTCAAAATCAAGATTACCAGTGCTGCTGAGAATTTGATTATTAGTACCATCGTGCCTAATGTACATATCATTAGAACTGCCAAAATAAGTAGCAACATTATCAGCGTGGAAAGTATTTTTACTAATTACTATACTAGATTCACTTCCATCTAAAGTTATGTAAGCTGTATCACCACCACTACCATTATCTGACATTAATATAATATCCTTATCATCAGCTTGGTTCATTATTTTTAAATCACCAGTTTTATTTACAATAATACTATCAGTAGCATCATGATAAAGTTTTAAATCTCCAGCTGATAAATTACCTAACTGGATTTGTTTTTCATCAGCTAACGCAACACTACCTGCAAAAGTTGCGTTTGTATTACTTGTAATAGTTAAAGCTGTTGTGTGACCACTTCCAGCAGTATCAGAATCAGCATTAACCATAAAATAATGGGTTTGTATTCCCGCGTAAGCACTATCGGCGCTACCATAATAAATAGCATTACTATTATTTTGTTGAAACGTTTGGAAAATACTTACATTATTTCCCTCATAATTTTCTGTTATAATTCCTGATTGTTTATTTGTGTCAGCGGTAAGATTAGTTGCTATTTTTATTTGATTATATCCAGCGCCTCTCACATCAATTGCCCCTGCAAAAGTTGCATTTTGTGAGGAATCTATAGTTAAAGCCACATTACTTGTAGCACTGCCTGCTACTGCAAATTTATGACCAGCGCTAGGTGAATCATAAATCAAGTAATTACTTTCTCTCCATATTCTACCATTTGCTAAACTACCTTTAGGTCTAATTTTTACTTGATTTGCCCCAAACTCTATACCTGTCATTGAAGCGCCTGATGCGCCAAAAATAGTATTTGTACCACTTACTTCTATACTACCTGCAAAAGTTGCACTTAAATCACTATTTAGTTTTAAAGCGGCGGTTGCTGCTTGTGAGGTTAACGCCACTGATGTGTCAGCATTATAACCAAACCACAATGCGTTATCTGAATTATCTTCAGGGTGTATATTCCAACCAGTATTACCAGTGTGATGTTCTAATAAAACACCGTCTTCCCAAGCATTAGCATCATTTTTAACGTGTAATTTAGCTTTAGCAGCTCCTGCTACTTTTATACTAACGTTTCCTCCATTAGGATTTAAAGATATATCTCTATAAGCTACCCCGTAATCTGCTGCTTGTATCCAAGCGTACGTATCATCAACTATACCAAATAATAATCTTGTATCAGCAACAACACCAGTTCCAGTTGTTAAAGCTAAAATTCCATTTTCTAAATTACCATCCGCAGCACCGCTTACACCTGTAACAGTTAATTTTTGGAATGGTGGTACGGCAGTTCCAATTCCTACTTTTCCAACTCCTTCTGCTTCAGCAAAGAGAAGATGAGTTTGATTATTTGCTTCTACTCTAAAATCAACATCTCCACTACCTTCGTTTACTACAACCTCATTTTGTGTTCCATTTTGTTTCATTGAAACTAGATGCACAGTATCACCATAAAAATCTATAACACCATCAGTAGCTTGAATTATATAAGTTCCACCACCACCATCTAAATACAACGCTTTTGCTGCAGGTATTGTAACATCACCTTGAAAAGCAGCTAACTTATCACTTCTTAATGTTAATGCAAGTTCATTATTACCATTTAATACAGTGTTAAATATTAATGAAGCGTCTCTTGTACTACTTGTACTTGTCCAAGTTCCTTCTGCTTTACTACCCATTTGACCCGACACATAGAAAGTACTGTTGTCACTAGCGTGTGCTCTAAAATCAATAAGCGTTTTTGTATCTGCAATAGAATCAGTTGTATTGTGGATGTACATAGCTGTACCAGAAGCGGTAGCTGTTTCAATAGTAGGTATACCTGTGATTTTAACCCCCGCACTTGTCGTTTCGAATTTCTTTGAATTACCTGCATATAAACTTGCAGTCTGACCCCCAGTGCCTGCAAAATAAGCAATATATTCAGCACCATTTGCGCTCATTATTGATAAACCTGAACTAAGAAGTCTTAATTCACCTGTTCCTTGATCTGAAATATAACCATGACTACCATCATGATATAATTGAAGATCTTGAGAGCTACCTAGATACATTTTTACACTGTCTGGCACTTTAATATGTTTAGAGAAATAATTTATATTATCACCACCGTCAAGTCTGTAATATTCAGTAGTTCCACCAGATCCGTCATCAGACTTAAATATAATATCTCCACTATCTGTATTTTGTATGAGCTCTAAATTACCAGTACTATTTTCTATGTACGTATGAGAACCACTATGATAAAACTGAGCATCAAGACCAGTACCTACAGAAACTTT